TTGTTGAGGGTGCAACCGATACCTAATCGAGTAATCATTAACATCTTATGTGTAAGCGATAATGCGCAGGTTTTTAATCAGCGGGGGCACTGCGCTGTTTTTGCTACGCCCTACCAGTTTGACCTTGAACTCGCTGAACAGATGCTGTGCCCCTGTATGTGCTGGCAGCAGGTCGGAAAGCAGCAGGTCAATCTCTACCCTATCGTCAATCGTGGCGCTGGTAGCAGTCTTATCATAGCCCGTTACCAATATCCAAGGCGCTGCATTGATGTTATCCACGCCAAGAGTTTTCAGTTTGACATAGATGTCAATGTCTGCATGGGCAGGCTTGAAGGCATCGAACCACAGGCGCAAATCGGCTGCAGGGTTTTTCAGGATGGCAGTCTTGGTCACATAGGTAAAATGTTCGCTCCCGCCTTCGGGGTTGGTTTCGGGTTTGAACCTGCCGCTGCCATTGGGATTCCTGTCAAGCAGGTCTGCAGTAGTCCAAGCCACGTCATTGCTGATACATACCGCGCTAAAGGTATCGATATTGACTTGCGGGCTTAGGTATTTGCTGCCTTTCAGCTTGGCTGTAAGCTGGATAGACGCCCTGCCTGCCATACGCTCATTCTCGTTGACGGTGCTGGCAATCTTGATAGGTCTGTCAAGATAGCGGTCATCGTTCAGGTTGAATGTTTTGCGTGGCAGCACGGTATAGTTATCAGATGCAAACAGGCTGTTGGCTTCTCCATGCGATACCGCTTCAAAGCTCCATTCTTCCGTGCCGTCGTGAAGAAGTCGAACCCCGCTGATATTCAGCATATCAGCTTTATGGTTAATCAGGGCGATACTGCCGGATGCGCCAAAGCGTCCAGTCTGCAAGGCTTGCTGGTTGACTTCAATCACAAAGGTTCGGCTGTCGTCGACACGTTTTACTTGGTGCTGCTTGTTCAGCAGTTCAAGCGGGATGCCGTTTGTGGCCAATGCGCCGATTTCATTTGTAAAGCGCCCTGCAGCCTGCTTGATGTCGTAGTCTTCCACAGCCAAGTCAAGATAGGCTTTAAGCATATCCTTATTCCCAGCCTTGCGCAGATAGGGGTTGGCAATGAAGGGGTCGTTATTGCTGATTACGCCTTCCAGCATGGCCAGCTTAACAATGGCGGATGTGGGGGTGGTGTAATCAATCGATTGCACGACAGCCTTAGCCCTGCCGTCGTTAATCTGCAGCTCGTGGCCGACCATCAGGTGGCCGTTAGTTAGTTCGACGTGGTATTCAAACTCGGGATACAGGCGCAGGTTAAGCTTATCGCCTTCCACCAAACCGTGGGGGTTCTTGGTATAAACGCGTACCAAGTTGCTGTTGGCTTCGGTTTCAAACGGTGCATCTACCAATGGGGCAAACTCGGCACCGCCGGATATATCAAACCGCACGGTCATATCGGTAGAAGTGAACTCGCAGACGTAGAGCTTGTACATGATGTCTTCGTACTGCTCGGCATTCCACGTGCTGCCATTTTGGCTGCGGAAGGATGAACCCAATGTAACTTGGGTATCCACTACCTTGTTCGGCACGTTTACTGCAGTTTCGCCCAGCTTGGCAACCCACACGCGGGTGGCAGGGCTTTCCCCACCGATTACAAAGCAATACTCACGGCCTTTCTGCAATCTAACGGGCACGGGGAATACAACATGTTCAGCAGTCTTGGCGTCAAGGCTGGCATGAAGCTTGTCAGTCTGCAGCACGTTTTTGGATAGCACGGTTTCAGTTGGATAACCGTTATCCATTTCGCGGATTTCCAGCCAAATCTCGTCGCCCTTGGCCAGCGCTTCAAAGTAAACGTCAATGGCGCAGATGAAGCAGTCATAGTCAAACTTGAAGCTTTGCGCAATCGGGTCACGGCCACCGCCACGGCCACCGGTATTAAACCTTGAACGCGTTGTGGAAGTTCGGGTGACGTTGGTATTGGTGCGGGTATTGGCACGGGTCTGCGTAACTTGCTGCTCATTGTAGGTAGCCGTGGCCACATTCATGGTCAGGCCTTGGCGCTGCGTTTTCAAACCGCCTGCAAAGAACTGTGTTTCAGCGTAGCTGGTTTCGTTCTTTTCATCCTTGGTGTTTTTCGGGTCGTTGGTTACTCTGACTTCTTTCGCCCCTGTGAAGAAGCGGTTGGCAGGGATATTGATAATCCCGCGCAATACACCGTTGGCATTGGATAGCAGCAGGTTATTGGTCACGGCATGCTGAACATCTTCGCTGTTGCCTGTAGCCGTGGTCATGGCCGTTACGTTCTGATTGTCGAAGAAGACATAGAAGCGGGTATTGGGCGCAAGGCCTGCAGCCGTGAACTCAATTTGGGTTGCCCGCATATAAGGCATCATCTTCACATCAGTAACAGCGTCGTAGCGATAGGTATTGGTGCGGCTTTCAATACTGCCACGGGTTTCAGTCCGAGTGTCGATTGAGTTTGTAGTCGTGGTGGTAGTCGTGGTCGTGGTCTCGGTAGTGCTGCTGCCAAACGAGCTTAGACGGCTGCCCCCGCTGGTTTCGCGGGTAGTCGTGGTTCTGGTGCTTTGGCCAGTTACTTGCGATTGCAATGTACCCAAGCCGCTATTAACCGTGCCATTGCCCTGCATGGTGCTGTTGGCAAATACCCAGTCGTTGAAGGCCGACACAATATTGTTTTGACGGTTCACGATTTGCTTCAGGGCATCCACGCCGGTGTCGATATTGGCCACCATATCAGGCTTGCGTTCTACATCAGCCCATGTATCCACGTTGGGGGTCAATACCAATTGTCCTGCCTTGCGGTAAATCAGATAGGGGTTGATGGATAGCGGTCTTGTGCCAAACGGCTGCTCATCGCCCAATACCTTTTTGAAAGGCAGCATGGCAATCCCTGCATTTACCACGGAATTTTGTGATTCATTGGGCTTGAACTCGGCCTTGCGGCTCACCATGGTATAGGTAGGGCGCAATTCCTTGCGGTTCTTGTCAATGGTGCAGCGATACTCGTGGCTGGCGGTTTCACCGGTTGAGTGCTTACTGAAGTCGTCAACCATAAAACCGTTTTTGTAGCGGGCAAGGCCGTTGGAATCCTTAACGTTTGCCCCTGCAGCTTCGCTCTCGAGCATGGACAGGGATGTATAGTATTCCAAGTTGTTGATACGGGTTTCCAGCCTGCCAATATCGCGCATGGTATAGCGTTTGTTTTCGATACGCTTAACCTTGACATCTTGGTAGCTGTAGGTATAGGCCGGGATGGATACTTCATACAGCGGCATGATGTCGTCGGTCAGATTGGTCGGCGGGGTCGGGTTATCGGATGGCGTGCCGTATTCGTGGAAGAAGTGGCCATCGCGGTCAACGCACAAGTAATCGCGCCTGCCGACATAGTATTCCACATCAAATACCGCCGTTTCCTTGGTAGCGGGGATGGCTGCATCCACATTATCCAAGTCCATAATTACGGGGCGGAAATCCAAGATGCGGTCGACGCTGTACACCTTGCCCGTATAGGATACGGCCACTGGTAGATTGGCATAGGTAATGCCGCTTTCTTCATCATCGAGAACCTGCTTGTAGCTGTCGATAGTGAAGTAGCCCGCGCTATTGGTATCGCTGTGGTTGAAGTAGCGGATTTTAACCTCAATCATGTCATGATTGTTGTTTACCTGCTTGCCCGCTTTCTGCTTGATGGCAGATTCTTTGTAGGCATAGTGGGTCACGCCGTTATACAAATCGAAGTTGGCCGTAATATCGTCAAACTGTGCAGGCGTAGCGGCATTATAGCTGTGAACGTACTCGATTTTGTAGGCATCTGCCCTTTGTACCTTAATCAGGTCGTGGAAGTTATTAGTGTCGGTGCGCTTGATATTGGTAATGATGTGAGTGGCCGACTGCTTGGTCTTTTCCATCACATCCAAGCGCTGCAGGTTATGGATGACATAGATGTCTTTGCCTGCATGCGTACCGCCTACATCTACAGACAGGGTAGTGCCTGCCGGGGTAACGGTATTGCTGTCGGCCTTGATGGATTGATAGTTGCCCGCGCTGCCCACAATCAGGATGGTATCGCGGATATTACTGTCAAATACACCGTTATGGGTAGTGAACGTGTATTTACCCTGCGCATCCAAGCTGGCTTTCAGTTTAACGCGCAATGTGATATTAATACTGCCCCTAGTGTTATTGTCGCTGTCGCGCAATGATTTCACGTTGAGGTTGCTGGTATCGAAGAACAGGTTTTGTTCGGATTGGTTGTTTACCGTGAACTCGCCGTTTGGAACTGCCAAGAAGCGGGCGGTTTCATTGGATACGCACTTCACGGGATTCGCGCCTGCATTCATTGACAGGGCAGTCAGGTAATAGCGCCAAATCGGTTTGTGTTGAGAGTTCTCGCCGATATATACCGCATCGGTAACAATGGCCGAACCTACGACAGCGCCAGTCGGGGCATCGCTATTCGGTTCGCCGTCATAGAACTGTACTTCCTTCATGGAGACAATGGATTTACTGGAAGGATTGTTAGGCCATACGGAAAGGCCGTCCAGCGGAACCAAATCCATGTAGGCACGTTCGGCAAAGTAGGTACTGCCGTTTTGTATCTTGTTGGTCGTGCGGGCTTTGGGCACGTTTACGGTTGAGTCGTAGATGGTCTCGGTGCGATAGCCTTTAACATAGGCAATACCGCTGCCGATAACAGCCTGCAAGAGTGATTCATCGCCGTCCAGTTTGAAGCCGATATGGTCGTTTACGCCGGATTTCTTGTGTTCGCGGTAGCGTACTTCAAACGGCACGACAGTATAGTTACCGGATTCTTCATAAGTGCGCTTGGCCAGCGTATCCATTAAATCGGCATACTGGAAGTCGGATTTAAGGAGCTGTACATAACCATCTTCAATCACGGCCAATTCAACAAACTGCGTGCCGTCTGCCACGGCATTGTTGCGCTTAACCAAATTGAAGTTGACCACAATGCGGTCTGCGCCACGGCTGGCTTCATTGGGATAACCCAAGGCATTGTCGTATAGGGTCGGGTCTTCCTCGGCAGTGATGATTCGCTCAATTACGTCAAAGCCGATTTTGCAGGTTACGGGTGCGCCGTATTTGCTGAATACCAATTGGGAAGCGGCTACGGATACGAAGAAGCCGTTATAGTAATAAACCCCGTCGGCCACGTTGAAGAACTTAGCGCCAAACGCACAGGGGTCAATCTCGTTGACGTCATCTGCAGATTGCGGGCAAGACGGGCAGCGTACCACTACCTTGTAAACGGTATTCAGGTTGGCATCTTTAACCTTCAGGGTCTCGCCATTCAGGAAGCGGTGCTGTTGACCGTCAATGCCTGTGGCGGTATAGAGTACAAACAAGGTTACGGGGTCGCTTTCTTCTTTGGGCGTCCAAGCATGCAGTTTGGCCTTAACCCCGCTGGTCTCGCCTTCCAGTTCGATTCCCTGCTTGAAGAAATCCAGTTTAGTGGTATTGCCGTCGGCGTCTAGGTCTTTCAGGCGCACATATTCATGTTCGACAATGGCAATGCTGCCGTTTGAAACGCGGCTGCCGTTTTTGAATACATGGTCGGCAAACTTGCCCAGTTGGTCTTGGACAATCGATTGCGCTTCGTTGAGCTCCCTTGCCTGTACAGGACGCCCGGCAGCAAAGAGAACATGCTTGTGGTTCTTGCTGCCTGCATGGGTGTCGAAATACGGAGCTTGTTGCTTGTCAGTCATTGCATTACTCCAAAACAATAGTCAATGATAGGTTTTCTTCTTGCCCCGCCGTGCGCTGCTTGGCTGCAAAATCCTGTATCAGCAAAGGCAGGCCTGTCTTTTCGATAACTTGGAAGGCGGGGTCGCTGTAATTGGGGTTCAATGGGGCTGCATAGTATTGCGCAGATGCGGGCTTGCTTTTGGCGGTTAGGCCGGTGGCAATGGCCACATAATCATACTTGCTGTTATCCCCGGCGGGGTCTATGTAGCCCGTAATATCGCTTACCGTGATATTTAACAATAGGGCATTGGTGTTGGATAGTATGACACCGCTATTGCCGTCATTGAGGGTCACGGCCTTGGCCGCTGCGCCTGCTTGGCCTGCAATGATGATAATCTCGGCATAAGTATAATCCTGCCCCTGATTGGTTACGGTATAGCCTGTGATTGCTCCAACATTATCGATTACGGGTTCGGCTGTTGCTCCTGTGCCATCCCCGATTACAAATACCGTGGCATGGGTATAACCTGACCCTGTGGATTGTCGGTTAATGGCTGTTACCTTGCCGGATGTGATAACGGCTTCAGCGGCTGCGCCTGTGCCCTGCGCATCCTTGTTCTGTACTGTGATGATGTCGCCGTGGTTGATTTGGTTATTGCTGCCGGATACCCAGATAGAACTGATTTTCTTGGCAGGATTAAGTTCTACCTTAACCCCTGCAGCGCTGGCTTTTGGTTCGACGAATTCGCCGTGCTGTTGCAGCAGGGTCACATCGACCAATGTTTTCAGGCTGTCAAAAGCTAGGTCGTCTACAGGAACATGGCTGTCGCTGATAAAGCGGCTGTACAGGGTATCGACCTTGCCGATATAGCGCCAAATATAACCGTCGAGGGTTTGGAAGTTATGAGTGCCGTCTTCGGTTGGTTCTACGGTTGAAGCGCCATCTGCTCTCACGCAAATGTAAAGCTGGTTTTGTGTATTGCGCAAGATAGCAGATAGGCTGGCCGTATAGACGGTATCCTTTACCCAAGCCGTGGCTTTAGCGCCAAGGCGGGCATTTTCCGAATTGAGTTTCTGCGCATAGAAGGCATGCGGAATAGGCTGGCTGCTATCACGGCCAAACAGCAGATAGCTGTTCTTCATATTGGGATAAATCCCGCGTACCGATTCGACGAAAATCCAAATCACCTTGCCGTCGGTCGCTTCGCCGTGAAGATGTACCGGGGGAACGTCCCCGCATCGCCCGGCAATCTTGGCAATATACTTGTTCTGATTATACAGGCGGATGTCACCCAATGCCACATCTTCTCCCTGCTTCCAATCGGCAGTTTCCCGGCTGCCTAGGTTGCGTACAAAGGCGCTCAATAATCCTACAGTCAAATAGCCCGTCATGGTTTAGTATCCCTTCCTAACATCTTCGGCCAATACAAGGTCGATTTCTGAAAACTTCAAGTGCATCTTAATGTGGCTTGGAAAGCCGTTGCGCATTACCGACATCATGCCCGCGCCTGTGTAATTAACATCAATCCCCGTAATCACGCAGCGCTTGAACTTGTGCATGTAGCGGTTTTCTTTGCCGCGCCACATGTAAGCGATTTCAACCTCGTTGGGATAACCCAAGAAAGAAGGCTGGTCGGCAGCAGCGCCGGGTGGCAGGCTATGCGCCCTGAACTCACGGATGATATTGTCGATTAAGTCGCAATCTGATTCGACATGCGGGTAAAACGTGAAATCCATGGCGAAGGTTCGAAAATCCACGCCACGGAAGAGCATAGTCAGATAGGGATTGCGTACCTGCCCGGATAATGCCCCGCGCAGTTGGTCAGCCGTGGCTCTACCACCGCCATATTGCGCCATACTGGATGCAGCGCCATAGGCCATATTCGAACCAAACAGCTTGACGGTATCCCATGCCCCGCCCGCGAGGGTTGAAAGAGACATGCCGTCTTTCTGTGCTACCATCTGCCCGCCAATAAAGCCTAGGCGCTCGGTATCCCATGAAACGGTATTGGGATTGTTCAGGCTTTCCGGCATAAACAGGTTGATAGTTTGCAAAGGCGTGCTGTCTTTAGGCGACTTGCGCTTGTAGATGTCAAACTTAATCCATGCGGGGAAGTGGGTTTCATCAAGACTAATCCCCTGCGGATAGGTCAGTAATGTAGCCATAGGCCACTCTCCAATATAACTATTTTCCTTTATTTAGCAAGGATATAAAAATATTTTTAGTAAACTATATTGCATTTAAATCAATATAGGGTATAATAACAACCGTAGTAGATAACCAACAACATAAAGGAAACAGAAAATGAAAAACGTATTTCCCCAATTCGAACTCGGCTTCATGGCCGAAAAATCCCTGAAAGACACAACAAATCCGTTCGACCGTCTTCATGAACTGCTTAATACCACTACCCCAGCAGATGATTTGGGTGTTGCCTTCCTAGCGGGTCAGGTTTCTTACTACCTTAGCCTCTACATAGATACTTTCAACTTTGCAAAACAGAGCGGGAAATATTCTGAAGATGTAATCGAAGCTGCCTGTCAAATCGCTATTGAAAACGACACCGCCATTAAAGCCTACTTTGCCAGCCTCTACGATTTAGCCGTGGCAAACTTGCATTGATAGCGAAAGCTACAAAAAGCCCCGATTTGAGGGGCTTTTTTCTTATACAATATGTTAATGATTGTCGAGGATTGGATGGGTTGACCCTCAACAACCAACCCCATGCCAAAGTAAACAAAAGTATTGATTTTTAAAGTAATCATGAATGTCAATGAATTTGTAGATAAATGTTAATGATTTATCAGGGCATCCCTGTATAGCCTTGGCAATATCCCTACCATGCGAAAGCTCACGAGTCGCATAGGCTTAAATTCAGCGAAATTCGCTTGTTCAACCCCTAGAGGTAGGCTAGGGTATTACCCTATAACTTAATCGCAATCTGTGGCCATCTGTGACCCGAGAAACGCTATGTTCAGATAAAAGTAAAACCCGCATTAAGCGGGTTTCTTTCGTCTTACTGTAAAACCTTGGTTTCAATCTCTTGACATCCTCCCCATCCTGAAGGCCGGGGATTCCTACGAGTTCCTACGCGAAGCGTGAGTTACTTTCGGCGGGTTCTTGCTGCTGATTGCCTTACTGCGCAATTCACTTCACAAGCTCTACGGGCATGTCCTGCCCTGATGGCCGTGCATTATACACTATGGCTCTGTGAAATGCAATATGGTATCAAATACGAGACGATACGAAAGGTTTATGTTTTTATATCCTTGCCCTAGAACTCTACAACTTGAATCTCGTAATCAAATTGCTGCTCTTCATATATCCCCAAGCGTTCGACAAACTGGTTATACAGGTAGTTCTTATGCTTCCTACCCCTGCTCATGTCGTCGACAATGTCATACAGGGTAGCCTTGGTCTTGCCGTCGGCGATACGCAATACACGGCCTATGGATTGCAGCAGTCGGATGACTGATTTGGTCGGGTGGGCCAGTATCAAGTTGTGAACATTCTTAACGTTAATCCCCGCGCTGAATGTGCCGTAGCTGGCAAACAATACGATATTGTCTTGCCCGGCAAATTTGGCGCGTATCAATTCCCTTTCTTCTACCGGGGTCTCGCCGGATATGTAGAAAACTTCTCGGTTGTACTTGGCGGCTATGGCTTTGGCCGCTTCAAACATCGGCTTACCGTGGCCGTCTACAAAGTTGAACAGCACTAACGTGTTATGGCTGCGTGTCATGGTCAGGTTTAATACTGCTTCCATGCGTGGCGGATAGGTGGTAATCACATCTATCTCGGCTAGGTATTTGGCCGTGCCCTGATTTCCGCCTTTGGGTATGGATAAGGCTTGTTTCAGGAAGGCATGGTCTTGATAGTCGTACATGATGCAGCGTATATCAAGGCTGGCCAAGTTGCCGTCTTTCATCAATTGGCGGGTGCTGCGTGTCTTGATGATATTGCCGAACAGGGCGCGTAATTGCATTTCGTGGCATTTCGTGCCGTTCAATGTGCCTGTTAGGCCAAAGCGCAGGATGTTGGTTTGTGCCATCTTGGCTATCATCCCGGATATGGATTTGCCGTCTGCCTTGTGGGCTTCGTCACAGATATAGCATTCAAACTGGCGCAGATAATCGGCGGATTGCTTATACATCGATTGCCAAGTGGAGACCACTACCCGCTTGTCGGTATTGTGGTCAATCCCATTATAGACCTTATGGCATTGCTCGGATACCTTGAAGGGGTCGGATGGCTGCTCGTAATCGGCAAAATCCGATACCATTTGTTCAACCAGTTGGGTTGTTGGCACTGACAGCAATATCTTGTAATCTGTATGTTCAAGCAAGAAGCGACATAGCATGAACTGGATTAGGGATTTGCCGCTGCCTGTCGGGGATAGGCATAGGGCGCGATTATTGACTATCATATCCTTAAAGGCGTCGATTTGATAGTCGTATGGTTCGAACCTGCACCACTGGTCTTGCTTGGCCAAGAAGCTGTCTACGTCGAAGCGCTCAAGGAAATTGCCGTTATGGGTATCAACGTGCAAGGCATAGCCTTTGGATTGCGCCCATTGCATGAAGGGATAAATCAGGCCAAGCGGCAATAGCCCGATATGCGGGCTAAACAGTCTCAAATATCCATCCCACAAGCCCATTTTGTACTTGGGCGTGAATTGATAGCCATTGGGGCGGTAACTGAACTCGTCGCGTATCTCACAGGCAATATCAGGGCTGCATAGGATACGGGCGTTTAAGCGATTGGCGAATGCTATTGTGATGTCTGTCATGATGTAAAAAATTAAATACCCTGTTGATATTTGACGTACTCTATCGTATTGCGGATATGAAAGCTGCGCTGGGAAAGTTCTTTGAGGAAAGACTCGATTGCCGATATTTTCAGGGTCTGTGTATAAAGGCGGTTCTTCAGGGCATTAAGCTGTTTGTCGCTATCCATCCAAATATTCAGGTCTTGCTTCAAAACCTTATGGTGCAGCGGCTCGGCCTTATAGGCTTCATCCGGCAGTTTGCCCATGTAATAGAGCTGGCGCTGCTTAACCAGTTCGGCAATTTCCACCTCTAGGCCACGGGCTACAATACGCTCTTCTGATAAACGGCGTATCCATTTCCCATGCAGCCTAGGTGCGTCTAAACCCGCCATATCAAGGCGGGTTATGTCTATGATGCTATCTTTTTCGATTTCTTCAAGGATTGCTTCCAGTAGCATTATCCCACGCCCTGTAATAGTATTGGTAGGCAAATGTGGCGCTGCAGACCTGTACATCGGGTTCGACGACTGAAGTATCAAAGGATAGCTGTTCTAGGTCGGTAACGTGAGCGCCTACAAAGATGTAAGTTTTATGTAGTGTACTATTTTTCGTGTACAAATGCAAAGTTAAATCGCGCCACGTTTTCATCGGGGTATTAGACATCATGGTTTCCCGCATCCATTCATGCAGGCGGTCTCTGACTTCGTTGTTTTCATCTGCTAGGAAGTCGACTACCAAGCGGTCATAGGTTGGGGTCTCTCCTGAAAAAGCTGCAATGCCGTTTTGATAGGGCGTATCGATTGGGAGCAGGCGGACTGCCGGGAGCATGGTGCGCTGGATGGCGTAGTTGACGTCGGATTCGAAGGGGATAACCAAAACACCTGCTTGGTTATCCATGTTGTTATATCGGTTATTGGCTGCCATAGTGAGTCCTTAGTCGACGTATTTGTGTCCCCAAGCGCCGATAACGATTTTATAGCGCTCGCCATTTCGCAGGTTATCCATCTGCAGAGTAAAGTCTGAAGTCTTGGCACGCTTGGCCACGGCATACAGGGCAGTCTCTACGCTGTCGTCTTGATGGGCGCGCCAGCTAATCCCATCGGGATTGAAGACATTATCATAGGCAGCGAAGGCCTGCTTGATAACATTCAAAGTCAGTTTGTCGGCACAGATGCGGTAGCGGTAGGCATCATAGGCGGAAATATCAAAGGTGTCTGTTGTCATGGATGGTGTTCCGTTGTTGCTATTATGGCCTATTTAGGAAACAAAAAAGCCCCGCATGATGCAGGGTTGTCTTGGATTAATCAGGTTTAACCGTTATTCCATAAATCGGCTACAAACTGGAAGAACTCTATCAAATCCCGTTCCTGCACATATTCTTTCCCATAGCATTCAGTAAACACGGTTTGATAGGCTTGGTAAAGCTCTTCATGACTAACAGTAACACGGTTTTGTATCAGCTTGGCAATCTTCACAGCTCGTTTAAGCAGGATGTCATAGATACCTTCTTCAGCGTAATCCATAGCAAGAGGATGCAAGGCAGTATAGGCATGGTTCAGGTAATCGGCAAAATGGGCTTCCCATTCGCTTACTTCAGATGATGGTATGACGAACAAATTATCCCATTCATCCATATAACTCAAAACGGTTTCGCGGGCGTTTTCGGGCAAGCGGTAAATCATGACCCCGTCTTTCATGTCGCAATCAGGCTGGAAGGCATAAACTTCAGTATCATCATTGCTGCTTTGCAAAATCCAATTACTCATTTCAGTTTCCTTTCTCATTCAGCACAACGCAATTATAGCCCCATATTAAATTAAAATCAATATTACGCAATTTAAAAAGCCCCGCATGATGCAGGGCTTCGTGATTAATCCAGTTCGATTATATGCAGGCGCTCTATCGCTTCGGCCAAGATTAAAGGCGTGCCAGCGACGGGTTGATGTTTCTTTCTAGGCAGCCAAGAAACTACGCGCAGGCGCTTTGGGCTTTCGTTAGTGAATACATCGATAATCACGCCCCATTCTTCGGATTGAGAGTAAATCAATACTTCACGCTTAGGCGCTGTCAGGGCAGCCCTGCCGATTTTATAAAGGATGCGGTAAAGGTCTTTGATATGCATGAAGCTGGATTTAGCTGCCCGCCGGGCAAAGCGGGCTTTTCCATGAACTGACCAGTCATAGAGAACTTGCTGGCCGTCAATCTTCAGCAAGAATTTCTTGTTTGCGCCGTAATGGCGGTCAAACTTCAAAGCGTCTTTTTCGTCTTCTTCAAATTGTTCTTGGCGGGATAGCTGGCTTTCTTCTAGGTAGCGTACTGCTTCCTGAAGGATAAATTCGCGAAATGATGGCATGGGGATATTCCTTAAGGCGTAATACCTTTATTTATGCAAAAAGCCCGCTTGATGGCGGGCTGTCGGGATTTATCGAATTACAGTTCATTCCATGTATTAACTACAAACTGGATGAATGCAATTCTGTTTTTGTAGAAAACTTCGTCTTCCCCAAAGGATTTTGCAAAAACGTCTTTGTAGGCTTTATGCAGCGAAACAAAATCAACAGGCTGTCCGTCAAGCATGATGGCAATTTGAGTCGCTTCGGATTCCCATTCGTCATAAACTCCAACTACCCCGTATGTACAAGGAACTAAGGCGGTATAGGCAGCATTGAAGAAGGTGGCAAATTCGTCGGCAAAGTTGGAAACCCCCGTTTTAATCTTGGGGCATTTGGTTAATGCTTCGGCGACAAGTTCTTTGGCATTGGGGTGAAGCTTGTACATCCGAAGGATTCGTCCGTCTCCACTCACTAATTCGATTTCGTCAATCCGTTTCATTTCTGTCATGATATTTCCTTTCTCATCAATTACGGAGCAATTATAACCCTATATTAAATTAAAATCAATATATGGCTAATACAAATTATTATTTGATAATACCTTCCGCCTTAGCCTGCCTGTAGGCAAACTCTGCCAGTTGGATGTAATCGGTATCATTATCCAGTATCAGCTTCATAGCGGCATTGATGGATTCGGGGGTAACTGGTTTCGTTACCAATTCGTAGGCTACGTCAACCCCGAAGTCGTAGACAAACTCGAACTCATCTAATACTTCCTTCATTTTGAAGGCATGCGCCACATAGGACAGCATGGCAGCAAAACAGGACAGGAATACATCATGGTCTTTGTTCTTGGTATAAACACCAACGGAACAATCACGAGTTCGCTTGGCCTTCTTGTACAAACCTTCAGCGTTTTGCGGTAGCGAGTAAATCTGCATAATAATCAACCCCAATTGTAAAGTTATCAGTAACAGCCTGATAGAAACTATCCAGACCTTCGACATCTTGCTTGCTGTAATAGTAATCGGCCTGCTTAGTCAAAGATACAATAAAAGCCTGTTTGATGTTTTCAATGATAGGCTTATCATCGGCCAAGTATAAAGCCGCCCTAGCGCTCTCTAGCTCGTAATTGCCCCGCAAATGTGTTCTGCAAGAGGGGGTCAATGGAAACACGGCCATCATGCAGGCATAGAAATAAGATGCTATGGCAGTCGGTTTGTCTAGAACATCTTTGTATCCTAGCGCCTGTAATTGGTAAAGGCCTGTGGCCTTCATCGTCGCCAATATCTTTTCCCGCGCTTCTTTCGGGTCAATAGGTGTCATACAATCCTTTCAGGTTATCGGGTTTTGCCATTATAACAAAAAACCGGATGCTTTGCGGGCATCCGGTGCGATTTATTGCTGTTCGGGTTTCTTTCGGCGTTTCCATTGCACCTTCAGGATGCGGATAATGCGCAGGCTGCAATACGACATGGCAAACAGGGCAATGATGGCAAAGGTTAGCAGGTAGGGAAACCATATGGGCATCAATACCCATAACCACGGCCAAACTAATGCGCCGGATAGTTTGGCCAATATCAGTAATGCACCAAGGCCGAAATGGCAGCCTATCAGGATAGTTACAAGGTCGGGGCGTTTGAAAGTCATTTTTCTGTCTCCTTCGGTTGAAGCGCTTTGGTTAAACGCTCTTGCAAGTATTTAACACGTTGCTGCGTTTTTAACTTCTTCAGCTTTCTAACCGCCGTGGCCACTCTGATACGCTGCCAAAACGGCATGGAAACAACTTGGCCTTCAAACTTGACCTCGGCATCAAACCAAAACAGACAAGTGATGTGTAGGTCTACAGAACTGCAATAGTAGAAGCAGGTATAACCCATGTCGGAAACCGTCCATTTATCCGGTTCTGATAATAGAAGGTGTAGTAATAATTCAATGGGATTCTTCTGCATGACTCAATCCATCTTTCAGGGTTTCAAGCATTTCTTGCTGTTGTTTTTCTTTGGCCTCAACTGCCTTCCCGGCGTAGTAAGCAATTTTAGCCGCTCTAGTCTTGCGGGCAGCCTTAGCCAGTTTCCACATTTGCGCTAGGGACAAATCCAAGTCATTGCCGTTGTAGGCCGGGATGGCAAAGAAGTACAAAACAATACTAATCTTTATGTTGAAGCGGGTGCTATACAAAGAACCGTAGTACGTCCAGTTAAACTGGTCGTCTAGGGACTTCAACAGATTATCAAATAATACGCTGGGCAAGGCCATATCATTTCCCCTTCTCAGCAAAGAAGGCCATCAGGTCTTTAACGCCGTACATGAAGATACCGCCTTCTTTGGCGTAAATCACGGGCACGCTTCTTGGAACTGGCAAGCCCTTGGCCGAGAACATGGCTTTGAACTCGTCGACATCCAAATCTTCGCCGAGCTTGATTACAGTATAGCTTGCCTGATTGGATTTCAGGAAGCGCTCGGCGATTTCGCATTGCGGGCATTGCTGTTTTGAATACAAAATGAAACTCATGGGGTCATCCTTTCTAATGGCACATTTGCGCGTATCCCATCGTTGAAGCTGTAGTTGGGGTCGATAAAGCGCAAGGTAAATCTGTCGGTAATGTTGCTGTAAGGCCATTTGAATTCGTACTTGCCTTCAGCGTCGGTATTGGTGTAAAAGGTCGTGTAATCATACGACATTCTCGTGATTTCTACCGTTAAGCCGCTGTATGGCTGGCCTTTGACTGTAATCTTACCATAGATGCGCCCATATGCGCCAGCTTTATTGCTGGCAGAGTAGCCACCCGTTGTTGTGGTTGGATAGGAAATATACTTGGCAGGCTTGTTGTATTGAAACTGCGCAGCCTTGAAAGCAGGGTCGTCGGCATCCTGATAAATTGCATAACCGATAATATCAATTCCGGATGGGTCTGGCTTGATTGACAGCTCAAGATAGGCTGTATCCATGCTAACGGTTTGTCCTAAGAAACTGAATCTATACCATTTCCACACGCCTTGTTCGGGTTTGTCCATGGATATTAAATTGTTTAACCGTGGCGGAGCATCGGATGCGTGGTTATAGCGCATCAAGAAGGCTATCATTGGACAGTTATTGGGCACACCTTGGGCGAAGGTATAAAATTGTGCCCCGTAAGATTGATACCATGAGATCTGGCCTTTGTTGACTACTCGCAGGAAATCAGGCTTGATTTCAAAACTATAGTAATAATTGCCTATGCCATTACCTAATTGCGGTTGATAGTTTCTCCTAAAATCAATCCATCTTACATATTTTCTAGGTGGCATGTTTGGCATGCTTGGATAGTTTTCAATCATGCCTTGTTCCAGTTCGGATTGTGTGAAATTGGTAACGCCCCAATCAATATCCTGCAGGCTGATATAGCGGGGCGAATTATAGCCGATACTATCACTGCTCCAGTAATAACCCTGTTCAAACTTGTACAGGGTATCATCGCAGCGGCTCAAATAAGCGGATTGCCTAGCCACGCCGGGCAGGCATATCTGCAGGGATTCTACGGAGCTTACAACATATGTACCGCCCCCGATAATGTCTTCAGTTGCATAATAGGAAGCATTAAATGTCAAGAAGCCGCCTTGTGAAGCACCACCGCCTAGGTTTTCTTCAAAATTAACATTTTTCTTCAACACCCCTGCTTTGTTCAATGTTACAAAACGCTTTTTTGGATAATTGGTTGATTGATTCCAATAATCAAAACGCAGGCCTGCAGTCTGCCAGATCGTGTAATCGCTGCTATTGTCGGTGTTATCTGGTAACAATAACCTATCGGCATCTATGAAACCGAAACCATACATGCCCCAATAATAGGCATTGGATTGGTATTGCTGGCTGAAAGGGCTTGGCACAAATACCGTGTTGAAGTAAATCCAATTGCCATCTGAAGCAAACGACTTGAATGCGCATTTATGGGATTTGTTCAGCCAATCTGCCGTCATGTTGGTTTGGCTTAAAGCTGAAGAGTTACTATAGATACCGTACCACTTGTTCCCACCGTCAATACTGATTTTGATATATTCGGCATTGAACTTGGCTTGGGTTTGAGTATTGGCCGTGCGCATATTGGAAAAATCCCACATGATGGCATTACCGTGTCGGCGGTCTTTAACGGTAAAGCGCTTGTTAGGCGTATCCAAGCTTACCGCTTCAAACCCTAGGCCGTTGACGTGTACCGCGCCTGCAGGCACGTTGCCTTCGAGCGTGATGTGGGTATAGGTATAGTGCAATACCCTAGCAGTTACGCCCCCGATTGTCAGCAAGCAGCCATTACTGAAATGCTCGGGATTTTGGATTGTGCCTGTAGTGGTATTTTTTTCGGCATCATATACAGGATTACCGAACTGCTTCGTGGTGTCGAAACCGTCGGTAAAAACCTTGTACATGGATTCAAGCCACGTATCGGTATAGATTAGCGGCACGTGGCTGTGACAATCCGCAGGCAACAGATTGTCAAACATTCGCATACTGAAAATATTAACCATAATTGTTTATCCTATCGGAAACCATTGCCCGTATCGGCCATACGAGTTATTGTCGTAATAAGGCTGGTAAATCATGAAGGCGGGTTTACTGCCGACTTCTACCAGTTTGCCAGTGTCTTTGTTCATGCCAGACATTGAATTGAAAACAATGTAGGGATATTGCAGGGTTATGGTATCAACTATGTTCAAACCGGGCAATTGCCAACGCCATCTAAACAAAGATTGCCTAGTGAACACGGTTGGATTATCCGTGAAAAACGGTTTATATGTTATGCCACCTGAAACAGAGTTCGGTGAAGCATTAAACGGGTAAACAATGTTGCCGTTATTGATAACATAAACCTGTTCGTCTTGCTCAATCAGAGTGTGGATACGGTGATTACCGTCATTGCGATAGCCTACGCTAAAAAATATCAGGCTGTTCTCGCTGGCCAAGAAGTACCAGCGGTCCGGGCTATAGCTCAAGTGTCTATCTGTATAGGTGTTATAGTAATAACCAGTATTAAACTGATACGACGCTTCGGTAGGATACACGATAAAGAATCCGCTGCTCGTGTTGTTCAACAAGTAGATAACTAGGCTTTTCCAGCGGAAATACAGCTTATCAGCCGACACGCTCATCGGTTCAATCGGCAAGGGGCTGATATTAACCACTTGGCTGCCTGTTTTGAACTCGCCTGACAATACTTCTACCGTGATTTTATCGGCTGCAATTGCTTCAATCTTCAAGCGGGCAGCATACTTGCCGTCTACATGCAAATCCAGCGCATTGTAAACGGTATAATAGGTTGTATCGGCCACCTTGATGTCGTAGCGCTTGCTGCCCAAATCTGTGGATTCTGTGATGGCTTGATAGTTGATGCGCTTGTTCAAGACTTGCCACAGGTTGAAATAGCCTTGGAAAGTCACCTGTTCAAACAGCAATGCTTTCTGTTCGGCAGCCGTCAAAGGCCTAACCGCACCATCTTCAAAAATGTTCTTGGCGTTGACGGTATTGAACGCCGGGGCATGTTTCTGATAGCCATATAATGCTAGGGGCTTGTGTTTGAGTATCATAGCTGAAAATATACCTTACAAACTTGTTCGGATGTCAAATCATTATATTTGCTGACCAATACGGCAGCCAAGTAATCTTTGCCGTCTATTACTTCAAACTTCATCCACTCAAACGCATTATCCATACGGATAGGCATAAATCCGGTATAGGCTGCCGGGAATTGCGCATAGCGCATGCCGCGCAAAGCCATGACAGCAGAAGGCTGTGAAACCTTCGGTATCAATTCGCTGTAAAGTGGTTCAATATAATTTATCCCGCCAACCCATCGCAAGTGAAAAGTATTGGCCACTATCGAGCCACTAATCCCGGCAGACATATCTAAATTTGTCGAAGTATTGCCGATAAAGTTAATACCATCCAAATACTCAAACTGCGTAAGCGTAGTCGCGCCAATCCCGCCAAGCCCAGCCCAATAATTCGCAGCGGTAAACATATTCATGGTATACATGGTTGAATAATAATCTTGCTGCCAGCGCTGCTTATCCATGTAGTTGGTATTAACATGCGCTCCAAACGGCAGGCCTGCCAAAAAGGCAATGTCTTTGCCGTCGATTGTTTGCGTGATACCCATGCCATACAAGGCGCATGTCGAATATCTGAAGTTACCAATTTGCGATTTATTAGGGCAAATCCCCAAATACACGAACTTATCAGATGCAATCAGTGCCCAAGACGACGATTGGGCATGATTATATCTTTGCGGGATGACCACTGAACTTGATACAACCATATCTTTTCCAGTATTATCCACCGTGATGAAAATATTATTGTGGCTAGTCAAAGGCGTAAAGCGGTTATTGTTATAGTTTTCGACTACGGATTTACCGTCTTCCCAGCGACGCAGCATAATGGGCTGCATCACCCAATCCTTAGTAAACCATGGCGCGCTTCTATCTTTTTGCTGGATAGCCGGATTCCATTCGGTAGTCAAATCATCCTGAATACCTGTAGTCGGTAAACCCTTGCGAATCAGGAAGCATTGATGATGGCCTTTCGGGCGCAGTACCATGTCGTTTTGCGATTTATGCGGGCGTTCCCATCCGCCGGAAACCAGTTTGATTTTCCCTGATACGGCGGCTTCGGCCTTATCGGCCAAAGTAACACCGTAATCCGGCTTCATCTTGATTTTCGTGCCGGATACATCCAATACGCGGTATTGCCCGTTCAAGCCGTCAATCCCTTTAATCTCAATAAGCGTGAAATAGCCGTACTTGGCAGCATCTGCAGCTGACAGGGTAACTGTTAGGCGGTTATCTGCCACGGCTGCCTTGTTTACATTATGTTCGTCGAAGCCGGTGAACAAGACCTGTTCCATCACATCGTACAGGCTATACCCGTCTTTAGCGGCTGTAACAGTGCCCGCCTTGTAGGTTTCATTTGTGAAAAATATCTGCATTATCAAACGCCTTTAAGGTTGTTTTCCCTATTTAGCCATTATAACAGGTATAAAAAAATGCCCCGCTTTTGGCGGGGCTAAGGTTTCTCTACACAAAGGAAACGATATGAGAAACTAAGGACCAACAGAAAGAAAAATCATGTCTAATCAAACCAAATTACTGCTTTCCACTATTTAAACCAGTTAAGGTGCGGGAGGGTGTAATGCAGGGCAATGGATAACCGCTGCAATTTATTCGGGTGCTGTTCCCCCATCCCCATTAAAATGTGTGGAATTGTTGGTTGGAAGCTAGGGAGATAAGCTAGAACGCAACGTCGAGATGGACAGGAGAAACGTTGCATTGCCGCTATCAGGAGAAAGGAGGAAATCCAATAATAGCGGCTTCCCAACCAACGTGGCAAATGATACTACAGGCGCTTTTAAAATGCAAGCGGTTTTGTCGAGTTTTTTACCAGTACAAACCGAATGTCGCCGGTGTACATTTTCAGGTCTTCAACAAACGGCTTTCTTTCGCCTGTTTTAACATCATGCAGCATCACGCGCCCGGTTTCCTTATGCAAGCCACGCCACAGGTTTAATCCATCCAGTTTCAAGGTAGGGCTGCTATAAACATCACTGTCGTTGGATAAGGCAAGATAGGCCATAGTCGCAATACCGCATCTCCTGAAATCCGGATGCGTGGCAACCATCTTTACAGTTCTACCGTTTAGCTTGGCATCCCATTCTGTAAGCATGGTAAACACGACAATGTCGCTGCATTCGCCGATAATCTTACCGCCATTGGCCAGCGTAGAGTAGTAAACAAGGCCGTAATCAATCCAGTCTTTGTAATAGGCGGGATTGCCTACCGGATTGCCGAGCTCGGGCATGGCTTCCTGCAGGCTTTCCCAATCAAAGTGTGTGTTATCAAGTAAAGGCATCTTATATTTCCCAAATACCGTCATCAGGGCTGGTTATAGTCATGATGATGTGGTAAACCAAGTCTTCGAGTTCTGGATAGCGGGTTTTGCGGATGCGCCAAATCCATTCTCTGTTGCCATATTCAATGACAATAAACCACCATATATCATCTTGGCCGACACCGAAGTTATCATAGACAATTTCGTACTTGTCAAATATCAGGCTTAGTGTGGCACAAACTTCTTCAAGAGTAATCATCAATAATCCTTTCCAAGGCACAGGCCAAGCGCTTGTCGAAGTTTGGCGTGTAGTTGTTGGTAATAATAAAATCAGCATCAAAGGCCATCTTTTCTGATTCGTGTTTAGTAGCCGTTGAATGGCGTTGGTCAATAGCCTTAATCCTGATAATCTTGCCTTGCATGGAATGTACCCATGCCGCTTCATCGGGGAAACGGCAGTCAGTGATAATCAGGCAGTCGTCTTTGGGGATATTACTGTAACGCTCAGCCATACAATCAACCCACATGGATTCTTTAACCAGCTTACGACCCCATTCAGTACCAAGCGTCTGCAATAGATGGCGCAGGGATACGCCTAGCTTGGGTATAACGGCTTCCTTGTTTTCACGCTCTGCATAGTGATTGACGTCAATCCCTAGAGCTTCAAGCATCCGGTAAATCGGATGGGCAAAGCTGTGGGTATGGCATGTTATCCCGTAATGTTTGAGCATCATGGCAAGTTTGGCAGAGGCGTAATCCTTACCCGCCCCCGCCTTGCCCGTCAGGGCAATAATCATTTGGTTATCTCCAATCTGTGATTGATGACCATATTGTAGCATGGATGGCGGATACAGAAACAGCCCCCGCAGGGCTGTCGTAGGATTAGCGCAAGCGGCTACCGCAATTCACGCAGAAATCTTTAAAACCTGTCACCCCGCATTTCGGGCATTGCTTTGGCGATATATCGACGGGGCTTAGGCATTTGCTGCATTGCTTGGCATAGGGATTGAGTTCGCTGTTGCATCTCGGGCATCTTCTAGCAGGGGTATTCATATCTGATTCCTTATTGGGTTATCAACACGATTTAATTATAGCGCAATATTGAAAAATATGCTATATTGCAGTCCTGTAATGCGCCAAGGCATTTCACAATCTTTCGCCACAAGCCAGTGATTACATCGGATAATAGGGTAGTACCAACCTATATCGTCGTCGCAATCTGTGGCCATCTGTGCGCGAGCAATCGCTATATTTTACTTGAAAGGACATACTATGCGTCACGACGAATTTCCATTATTTGAAATCCACAAAGGTAAAGCTTCTATCAAACTATACCCGTCAGGCCTTGAAATTGACAACACAATCGGAAACAGTTCTTATTTCCGATTAAGCCACACAGAAATGCAGATATTGGCTAAAGAGATGGGCGAGTATGCAACAAAAACTTTTGTTGGCCGCGCCATCGCCGAGCTGAAAGAAAACAAGCCTACTGAACTGAAAGGCCTGCATCCATTATTCGACATGTTAGATGTCGATACCCTGTCTAATATCTACTATGGCAGATTGGATGCGTTTATTTACCATGACACGAAAAAAGTAATTACTGAAGCTGTCAACGAACAAATCAGTATCATCAAAGAACGGGAAGTAGGCGACGCCTTGGCCGTTCTTGAACAAGCCTAGGGATTACCCTAATGCTTAATCGCAATCTGTGCGCAGTCTCAAGCGAGCAATCGCTATATTTTACTTGAAAGGATGTATCATGTTCCCAAAAGAAACCCCGCTGTTTGAACTCCATAAAACCAATTCATTTGTCAAACTGTATCCGTCGGGCATTGAAGTGGCCAATACCAGCGAAAGTATCACTTATATCCCGTTAAGCCACGTCGAACTACGGGCATTGGCCGACGAAATCAGCAAAAACATGGAAGTGGCTTTGGCTGCCCGTGCCATTGCTGAATTGAAAGAAACCAAACCCGTTAAACTGGCAGGCCTGTTTCCTCTGTTTGATATGATGGATACCGATACCATAGCCAATATCTTCTATGGCAAGCTCGACGAGTTCGTTTCTCCTGAAACCAAAAATCGGTTGGTTACAGCCATCAACAATCAAATCAGCGTTATTGAAGAACGCGAAAAGGACGAATACAATGCAATTCTTTCCGCTTGATAACGACAACCGCCTGAAGCTGTCTGTCGCCAAACCCCTCGCCATCCTGATTGCCCATGATGCCCTTAGCGGCGAAGTTAAGCTGGCCAATGGCCAAGGCATCAAGGCAAAGATGGAAATGATTAACTATTTCAAACCCAATCCCTATCTGATTAACGGCAAGTATTACTATCCAAATCTGCGTATTCATGAAGGCGGGTTAAGCCCGGATGATATTGTTGGCGTCTTCTTTCGACGTGATTGGGAACTCTTGCATTTGATGGATGCGGCTTATACCATGGGCAAATCTGAAGGCCTTGCCCAATTTCACCCTATGAAGGAAACCCAATCATGAAGAAACCCTATTTTTCACTTCCCCTGCCTAACGGCGCAGAGTTAAACCTGTATAAAGTTAAAAGTAAACAAGCCCGCGTTGAAATCTATACCGGGGAAGCCGAGTTAGACGGGCTTCAGCTTTTGCGTGGATGGGGTAATCTAGCTCGCAAAGATTTGGTATTGAATCCGGTTGAAATATTGGATTTCGGCAATCAGATGACGAAGCTTGCCAACGAGCTATTACTAGCCGAGGCCATCGAAACCGCTTTTAATATGCGTGATGAAGATGACAGGTTTGCCGTCTTGCGTGAACTCGGTTCAGTTAAAGAAGTGGCTGCCAAGTATGAAAGCTTTAATACGCTGCATATCTAAAAACTGTCAGACTTCGACCGTGCCGTTGTCTTGGCAGTAGGTATGGCCTATCGTGATGTACTGCAATCCTATACCAGCGATACAGAGTAAGGCCTGAAGATAAAACAATCCCCGCATTACGCGGGGATTTTCGTGTCTAGATAATCAGCTTGATATAGGATTGCTCGCCGTCGACTTCTTCAATACCATCTAAATCCTGCAAGCCCTTCAAGGCCACTTCGTACAGCATCCTAGCCAAGTTCTTCTGCGATACAGGCCTATCCATATCCAAGACCTCCCTCACTTCATATTCAGGCTTGCCTATCAGCTTTAAACCGATTTCAAAGCGGTATTTCCGGGGCTTGGCCAGTATCTTCTTGTTCTTCAGCGGGTCGGCAAAATCGCCAAACATCTGTGCCGTGGCCTTGAACTCCTCGTAGGTATCTGCGCCTATCATGGGAAACACGGCATAACCGTGATAAGGCTTGGCAGGCCGTTTCTTTCGTGTCTGCGCCATATTGCTTCCTCTCTGCATCAACAAAGTAACAAATAGGTTACCCATTAACCAATGGCTTGTCCATGCTTTGTGGCAGCTTCTCTCGTATCAGACTGGCAAGTTCTTCAGGCTTAAAGGTAGGGAAGCCCGGTATATCGACAGCCTTGTTTAGTTGTCTTGACAAGAGAAAGCCTACAAACAAGGCTCGAAATCCTAGGCCGTCCATCGAATCCTTTACCGATTGCATAGACATGTTGGGATTTTCGAGGTTGGCCAGCAGGTTTTCCAAGGCCTGCATGCGTGGCGGGGTCAGATATTGCTTAACGGTTTTCATTTAATAGCCTTCTTTTGTGATGGATTACGTTTGTGTTTAACACGGCGGTTCTTTTTGCGCAGCGGTTTAGGCTTTTTCTTCCTATCAGACGTGGTTAATGGCACATAGCACTTTATCTGCCCGCTTTTCTGCGTATTACCAACCTTGGCATCCATTTTATCAATATCCGATAAAATCCAGCAAAAGGCGTCTGGGTATACCTTACGACCTTCAGCCAACGCTTTAGAAAAGCGACGCTTTAAAAACGAGTATTGTTGGCGTTTGCTCATACCGCGAAACTTCTCTGAATTGCTCCACCGCAAATAGTTTCTTCGGATGGCAAGCGCTTTTTGTTTATCCCTATCAGTAAGTTTGAAAAAGGCTGTGCTATCCCGAACATCAATACATTTCCATAATGCAAAGAAAAATGCGGCTACCGCTTTATCATTAGCAACTAAGGCATTCCCGCGCTTCTTAGTCATCATTCAGACCTTCATCGCCTAGTAATTCTTGGGCAAGCTTGGCAATCCATTTAGGGGTTACATTAACCTGTACCCGTAAAAACTCGTTGCTGCCGTCAGTGTAGCAATACTCGCTATGGCGCAGGTAGCCCGCTTGTACTTTATCCTGATAACCAATCCATGCGCCCTTGCCGTTGCGTTTGTAAATCCACGCATTGGCGCTTAACCAATCAAACAGTTCTCGTGGGCGAATCTTCAACAACTTTGCAGCATCTGTAATACAACAATCGCCATCTGCCCGGCTAATCCTTTCCAAGGCTTGAACCTTTGGGGCGGCTTCAGCCAGTAAGGCAGCCTGTTTTTCGTTTTGTTCGGCTAAGTCGGCAGCCAAGCGCAGAGATTCTGATAGGGTTTGGGGGACAGCATGTACAGGTTGGCGGATTTGTTCTTCAAGTTCCATCCAACGTCTGTTAATCCTGATACGCATATCAGCGCGATAACCTGATACAAGGTCTACGCATTGAGCTCGGTTCAACAAGAACTCACGGTATTGCATCCCGTTTTGTTCATGGGTGTAGAGGGTTTCCTTAATTTTTAGGAGCCCCATTTCCGTATATGTGACATTTAGCCGCTCAATATCGCGCAAAACGTTGTCATGCCGTTTCTCACATAACTTGGCAATCTCCCTGCTGCTCATCAATACTTCTTGGGCATCTTGATTAGGTTGGGTAAAAGTCATCATTTGGTTATTCATCACAGGCTCCGTTTCAGTATCAGGTTTAGAAATTTCGGTGGTCGCTTCTTGAGTGTATGATTTTTGCAAATCATCCCATGCCCGAATTGCCCATATCCTAATATCGGGGCTGTATCCTGATACCAAATCCATGCACTGAAGGCGGGTTAGCAATGCTTCCGTGTAATACATCCCGTTTTGTTCGCATTTCCATTTGGTAAATGGGATTTCAGGCAGGCCTTTCTCAATATAAATTGCGTTCAATGTGCGTATATCAGCTAACACATGGCTGTGCCACTTTCCGCAAGCCTTAGCAATCTTACGGCTGCTTATCTTCGTTTCGGTATCCATCATAAACAATCCTTTCAATACAAGTTATCAAGTAGTCGCCACAGGCGACATCTACATTCCTAAGAATTATACCCGAAATCACGCTATTTTCCTACTAAAAGGGAAAGGGGGATATAGGGGGTATGGGTTTCCTTTCAATTCTCACACGAGACTTATAGTCACAATGAGGGGCTTTTAAGCCTGCAGGAGTTTCACGGGAATCGGCATTCTATCTGCGCTGTCGCGCAAGGACTGCCAAAACACCCGTGAAGAATCTTTAAAGCCAACTAAAAATTCTCGAGAACGGGATTCGTAGTGTTCATTTACCACGGGATGCGAAGGGGCGTTAGCCCCGTAGCGTCTCGTGGTAAATGTATATTACTAACTATCCCGTTCTCGAGTTCTGTAGAAAAATCGAATGTACTTCAACAGCCGAATGTACAAAATCACTATTAGTTTCAACTCTGGGAGCGACGGCTATCTAACTTGCTGAAGGGGCGCTAGCCCCGAAAGCAAGTTACTAGGTGTCGGCTGAAGGGGCGTTAGCCCCGAAAGCCATCACTAGGTCAATCATGGTTATGCACTCAATCTCACGCGTAGCGTGAATGATTTGCAGAGTTCCTTTAAGAATCCGTCGAACACCGTTGAACACCGTTGAAACTCAACATGTACAAAAATCACGAGGAATCACAAGGAATCATAAAGAGTCCTTAAGATTTCTATTCAAACCCAACTCAACTTCAACTTAAACTCAACTTATTCAATCTTCAGAAACCATAATCGCTAGGGGTGCGAAGCAGCCCTAGCGCATTATCGCGCGAAGCGCGCATAATGAGGAATCACAAGGAATCCTTAAGAGTCCTTAAGAAACCTTAAGATTTCCGTTGAAACCTACTCTACCAAATCAACCCTAGCGGTTGCTCAAATTTGTTTCACGCTTCGCGTGCCCAACTTTTGTGATTTCTGATTCTATCGGCAGGCAGGCTTTCGGGGCTAACGCCCCTTCAGCCCACCTGCCTTACGGATTGCTTCGCAACCCGTAGTTGGTGGCGTGTTTAATTTTATCTACAAGCGAACTAGTGTTTATCTACATTCAGTCCTTAAGGATTTCTTATCATTCCTGAAGGCCGTGTTAGCTGATTAGATATGTATTACCTACAGCTTCAGGGCTAAAGCCCTTTCGCCGTAGGTAATACACACTACGCAACACGGCATTAAAGATTTCTTTATGTGTTTTTATTATTCCTCGTGATTCTTTAAGTTCATTCGCCACGTGATTTTTAGATACCTGCAATTCTTGCAGGCGTACCAACCCCTCTCGGGAGCTCAAAATATTCTAATTAAATGTAAAGAAGATTTACAATTGAAAAATGGTAGAGAAGGGTGAATTTGAAACAAGGAATAAAAAAACACTTGATTTTTCAATCAAGTGTTTCGATTTTTATTACGAATCCTACAGGCACAGCACAAGCTAGACATCAGCCAAAATCAAGGGCTTTTGTTAAGAAATCTTAACATTACACATTACCCAAAACATCTGATTTTGACTGCCGTGCGAGATGGATGTGTACCATTACTAGGTCTAGGATGGCTGAAAGTTGATTAACAGCCGGGGTGGCGGTCACGGTGTACACCCCAAATCCCATCACTCGTGTAGAAATAACCCCGCGTCTGTAATTCCGCTTGGATTTACTGCGGTTCAATAGTTTGCCCCTCGGCTCCGACGGTGCTGAATAATCGCTACTTATTCACTTCCCGTCTAAGGTAACTACAACCTTGTACTAGTGGGGACTCTCCCACTTGGATATTATCTACAATTACCCCACGCCCCCATTGCCCATTGTTTTACAAGGGGAGCGCCGAAACGCATAACCTAACTTCAGTATCATGAGAAATTAGTACAGCGTTATGCGCACATCGCGACTCGGTTCGCGGCTCTTCTCTATCCTAGATTGTGTTAATAGAACGTCGGCAGTCTGTGTACCTAGTACGAATACCTTTTCATCCATACCGTTCAGTGGGGTTAGTCCTGAACTCACCGGCGCTTCCTTAGTTGAGCCTCTTCATCCTACCACCCTGACATAGATGGCCAAGACGTTACATCGAGTCTTTATACTTGGTATTTTTGGCGATTTTGATACGGGGCTACCCGTAAAAGAAATTTCCTTAAGGCTTTATGGATTTTTGTGGGCTGCCAAGCCAGCTCTCGATTAGCACCGTCACAACCACACGGGAGAACGGATTAACGACAGGGAACGATTCCCGAGTTTCAGAAATTTCCGCCTGATTGTCACCTTCAATACCAGCTCGCTGTAACCACTTTGCCAATTCTACAGTTTTAACTTTTAATGTCATGCTGGTATCGATACTGCGTGATAACAATCCAACTTGTTTATCCATCCGGAGCTACCCGGATGAAGGCCACCTCGCCTGATACATTTCAATCTTTAGCGTTCGCCAGCATCCTGTATCCGATACAGCAATACAAAACACCGCTAGGTGGATTTTTGTCGACCTAATTAAAGAGCGATTGTACTAGCTGAAGGTTAATCTTACGATAGGTCGCTTATCAGTATGCTTCTAACTAGCTCCAGCGTGCTTCTGCACACTCGGATTTAAACGGTTTAATTATAATCTTATTTAGTGAATTTTGCAAATTGTAAAGGGGTTGCTAAGGTAAATTCTCGTTAAGTGTTAGTATCTATCATTTACGCTACGCGCTTTTGGAAGTCATGAAGCATGTCTTCTATTTGAAAACAAGAGTTTACCTTAGTCAATCCTAAGAAATTGGTAAATGCGCCTGCGACACGAAGTTCGTCGGCAGTTAAAAATTCTTGTAGTTTATTGGTTACAGCTACCGCTCCAAATATGTTGATTAGGGTAATCAACTGATTGAGCGCCAGCCGATGATTGATATTTCCGTTATTAAGATAGCGCCGGATGCAGCGGCGAAACACCATGAACCGCTGGCAATCCGTAATCAATGCAGCCCTATCCACTGCCGTATGGATGGCAGGATAGTATTGTCGCAAATCGGCAGCCAAATCTTGTAGGTTCATGGTGTTCCTATCTTACGTTATTGCAGGGTGATGGTAAAGGCCACGGGTACTTGATGCACGACGCCGTTTACAGTAAACAACAGGGTTTCTTCAACGTCTACCTTGTCAACCCCTTTATCCCATTCTTTGCGGCGTACTGTAGCAGCGACATCACGGCTTTCGGTAACTTCAGTGTCCCCGGCAATAGTGATGGTGTATTGCTCGGTTTCGATGTCTTCCAGCTTGATTTCTGCCGTTAAGCCTTCGCCGACATCCACCTTGCCAAACTTCAGCGAACGGAAATTGCTAGGCGCTTTCAGGTACAGAGGGTCAAACTTGCCATCATAGGCGGTAAACACTACGCCTTGGCCTTGCTGTTTTAAGGCGTCGCCCGTAAAATAGCCGTAAGCAGCCACCAAGACTTCGCCTGTACGGCTATCTACCCATCCGCGAATATCCTTGACTGCATGCTCGCTGGGCTTAATTTCCATGTAGTTGATTGCCATAATCAAAACTCCTTCACAAAATGGATTGAAAATGATACCTTTGTTTATACAACACAAATATTTATTGCTACTTTCGCCACAGTTAAAGCTGTTCGATAAAGCGAGGAGCGGCCTGTATAACTTCAGATGCCCGTATTGCGGCGACAGCAAGACTAATCCGCATAAGCGCCGGGGCTATATCTACAAGAAGAAAGATACTCTGAACTACAAGTGCCATAATTGCGGGGTATCAACCAGTTTTCAAAACTTCCTGAAAGACCATGACGACAGACTGTACAGGGAAATGCTTTTAGAGTCTTTCGGCAAGCCCAAGCAGGAAACCAAACTGGAAGCAGCCGATGTGGCGACCACTACCCAATCGCTATTGACGGCACAGCATCATATCCTGCAGCATTATCAGCGCATCCTGCCTAATAGCGGAGTTCAATCAGAGTATCTACAAGGCCGTGCCTTTACCCCTGCAATGATGGCACGCTTCTACAGTATCCCGGATGCCGACGAGTTAATCCGGCGCATCTATACCGTGCATAAGATGATTGGCAAGTTTAAAGGCATCCCTGCAGTCGGCATACCCTACTTTGACGGCAATGCCTTGGCCTATTTCCAAATCCGATTGCTGCAAGGCAAAATCCGCTACCTAACCATGGAAGTCGACGGCGGATGCAAATTGTTTGGCCTGCCGGATATTGACCCTAGTAAACGGGTGTCTGTACTTGAAGGCGCGTTCGATAGCGTGTTTGTACATAATGCCGTGGCCAACGGCGGGG